CCGCAGCGCAAGAGGTTTCGTTCATGGCGTCGGTCAAGGCCGGAACATCGCAAAGCCTCGGTCTGGTCCACGGCACGGCAACCGGCAGAAAGATGCTGATCTACGCACCGGCAGCGCAGTTGTTCAACCCGAGCAAGCAGGAAAAGAACGGTCGTCGCCTGATCGGCTATGACGTCACTTTCATGCCTGTGAACGGCAACGACGAACTCAAGATCGTCGCCCTGTAACCGACCAAGGACGCACCCATGTTCAAAATCAAAGCGATCCCGGAGTTCACCGTCCAGGTGGATTTCGGCGGTGAAGACGGCACGCTCACCCTGATCTGCAAGCGACGTCCGCAAACCGAACGCGCGGCAGCATACGACGCGCTGACGGCAGAGATTGACGCCATCGGCGAAGGCACCACCAAGGAAAAGACGCAGGCAGCGATTCAAGCCCAGGCCAATTTCTTGATGGAGTTCGTCAACGGATGGAAGGACGCCGATGCAGAGTTCAGCCGTGACCAGTTGGTTGCCCTGCTGGATGAGCGAGACGGCACTTTCCAACGCATCCTCGACGCCTACAAAACAGCCGGAGAGGAAGCCGCAACAAAAAACTAGAGGCGGTCGCCGTCGCCATTGTGAGCGGTGACGGAGGCCGTGATGACACCAAGGATGCAATGGCGGCATTCGGTCTGGACTACGAACCGGAAGAAACGCCAGGCATGGATGTATGGGAAGAAAACGCCGATGCAGCCAGTCTGTTCAACATCATGCAAACGCAATGGGTCCATCGACCAGGCGGCAGGGTTAGTGGCATCAATTACGCCTCAGTGTTCGACATGATGCACATGATCGGGATTGGTTACACCGAGCGGCAGGCGACCTTCTATCAGTTCCAAGTGATGGAGCAGGCCGGCAAAGAGGAAATTAATCGAGGGTGATATGAGCGACATGAAGCTGGGAATAGAACTGGTCCTGAAAGGCGCGGAGCAGGTATCCAGCGGCATTCGCGGGATCACGGCATCGGTTAAAACCATCGCGGACGAATTCAAGGTCGGCCTCGTCAACGGCATGAACCAAGCCGTGAGAGACGCAGAACGCCCGATGGCGGACCTCAAGAAGACGGCGGAGGAAGCGCGCAAGGCGTTGTCGATCCGCCCCGACATCGAGATTGAAGGCGAGATTGCGAAGACCCGGAAAGCCTATGATGACCTGGCGAACAGCGGACAGGCGACAGCCGGCGAACTCAACCGCGCCAAGGATTCAATGAAGAAGAAGATCGGCGAACTGCGTGTCGAAATGGGCAAGTGGTCCGGCGATTGGGAAGACCTCGGCAAGAAGGCGCAGGATTACGGGAGCAAGCTGCAAGGCATCGGCGCGAAGGCAATGATCGCAGGCGCACCGGCATTCATCGCGGGCAAGGATGCGGTCAAGGCGGAATATGACCTCGCCGGCGTGGCGAACACGGCAGGACTCGACCCAGCAGCGGCGGCGGCAGCGGTCGCCAAGTGGAAGACGCAAATCAACGAACTGGCGCGCTACACGAACCAGACGCAGAGCGAGTTGATCGGTGCGCTCGGCACCTTCGTCTCAAAGGGCATGGACCCCGACAAAGCCATCGAAATGCTGCGCTCAGTGGGCAGGGCGGCAACAGCAACGCAGTCGCAAGTGAACGACATCGCTGAGTCCATGTTCCAAGCCGGCGAATCGCTCAAGATTCCCATGAGCGACGCAGCAAGGTCGCTGGATATGATGGCAGCAGCCGGCGCGGCCGGATCGTTTGAACTGAAGAACATGGCGAAGGACTTGCCAAACCTTTCCGCCAAGTACGCGAGCCTGGGCGGCGCGGGAGCCGACGCACTCGGCAGCATTACGGCCGGCGCGCAGATCGCCATGAAGACGACCAGCGACGCAGCGGTCGCGGCGAACAACTTCAAGAACTTCCTCGATAAGCTCGCGGCACCGGAGACGATCAAGAACTTCGACAAGATGGGTGTCAACCTGACCGAACAGGTCAAGAAGGGCATCGAGAGCGGCGATCTGGTCGGCTACATGGGCAAGGTCATCGGTGACATGACAAAGGGCGACGCGACGAAACTTGGCGCGCTGTTCACCGATGTCCAGGCGCGCGACTTCGCCCTGGCGCTCACGCAACACGTTGACGAATACAAGAAGATTCGCGGCGAAGTGATGTCGGCAGTTGGCACCATCGACCAGCAAGCAGCGGTCATGGCGCAAACGACCCAGGAAAAGATCAAAGGGATCGGTATCAGCATGAACGTGGCGCTGGACGAAGCGACCATGTTCAAGTCTGTCTTGAGCGGTATCAAGTCGGTGGCTGAATGGTTCGCGGCGAACCCGGACGTCTTCGGCCCGCTGGCTACCATAGTCACCGCGCTTGCAGTAGGCGGAGCCGGCATCGTGGTCGCGGGAACAGCCCTAGCAGCAGTCGGTTCGGCGCTGGGAATCATCGCAGCGGCAGGCCCGGCACTGGTGCTGGCGGCACCCGCCATCGCCACCATCGTCGGCGCGATAGCAGCCTGGAAGGTCGGGTTCGCGGTCGGCACCTGGCTCAACGAGCAAATCGACCTGATGGTCCAGGCGGTGACGGGCGACAAGGCAGCGAGCCTCGGCGGCGCGCTGTACGACATGATCGAAGGCCCGAACGGAATAATCACCTGGTTCGGCAGCATCCCGGAGAAGCTCGGCGCTCTATGGGAGAACGCCAAAGCGGCGGCGGCAGGACTGATCGAAGCGATGAAGGAAGGGTTCAGCCTGGCGCTCAAGGGTGAGCTTGGCATCGGCGCGAAGCTAACCAGCGCGATTGCCTACATCAAGACCACGGCGAAGGATTGGCTGCAAGTCGGCAAGGACATCATCCAAGGTCTGATCGACGGGGTGCAGGCGAAGGCACAAGCGGTCATCGACAAGATTCGCGGCCTGGGCGGCGCGGCAGTCCGTGAGATGAAGGACTTGCTCGGCATCAAGTCGCCTTCCAAAGTGTTCATGGTCATCGGCGAGCAGATCGGCGAAGGCATGGCAATCGGCATGACCATGCAAGTCGAGAACGTTCACAAAGCAGCGAAGAAACTCGGCATCGCGGCAGCCTACGGTGCGAAGGACAAGGAAACCGCGCTATGGATTAAGGGGCAGCTAACAGACTACGAATCAATGGTGGCGGAACTCGACAAGGACGCGGACAAGGCGACGGCAGCGCGGGCGAAAGCGCAGGAAGACATGCGACGCGACGCGGAACGCCTGACCAACACACTGCGCACCGAAACCGAAAAGCAAATGGATGAGTTCGACCGCTACCAGACCATGCTGGAAGCCGGCGCAATCAGTTGGGATACCTACGCGCGAGCGGTCGCAGCCGGACACGAAAACATGGGCAAGACCGAACCAGGCAAGGCCAGCAAGTTTGACCGGGATCAAGCCGTCGCAGCGCGATTCGCACAAGGCGCATCCACCAGCGATCTATCGCGCGAGTTCGGTCTTTCGTTGGGCTACATCGAGAAGATTGTCAGCAAAACCAGCGAAGCGGACACCGTATTCGGCAAGCTGCGCACGACGATGGAATCCGCCTTCAAAGGCATGGAAGACGCGCTGGTCAACTTCGTGAAGACCGGCAAGCTGGACTTCAAATCATTGGCCGATTCGATGATTTCCGACCTGATCCGCATTCAGGTGCAAGAGATGATGACCAATTCGCTCAAGCCGATGATGAACTCGGCGATGTCGGCGATTGGTTCGTTTTTCGGCTTCGCGCAAGGCGGCACGCCAGGCGGCACATCTGCATGGCGGAATCAGATCGTGGACAAGCCAACCTTCTTCGCTTTCGCCAAGGGTGGGGTGATGGGAGAAGCAGGACCGGAGGCGATCATGCCGCTGGCTCGCGGCCCGGATGGCAACCTGGGCGTGCGGGCGAGCGGGGGCAGCAACGTCACCGTCAACGTCATCAACAACGCGCAGGGCACGCAAGCAACTGCACGCGAAAGCACGGACGGCAACGGCAACCGGATGATCGAGGTGTTCATCGAACAGGTGAAAGGCGCGATTGCCGGTGACATCAGCCGTGGCTCGGGCGCGGTGCCAGATGCGATGGCTTCGACTTATGGACTCAACCGGGTTGCCGGTGCTTATTAATTACTTAGGGGTAAAAAATGCCAGTAACCGTTTACAAATCCACTGATGCGAGCGCCCCCGTTCTGAACGGGCTGGCGGGCTCATTGATTACCGTCCTTGACGCCATCCTCGTCAACGGGTACGGCGTGAAGGCAGCAGCAGGATGGACCAAGCCGTTCACCGGCACCAATAAAGCGGCGTATCGTGCCAATTCGGGTGTGCGGCCCTACTATCGATTTGACGACGCGGCAGGCGGCACACTAGCACTTGGCAAAGAGGCTTTCCTGCGCGGCTACGAGGTGATGACCACCGTCGATGCAGGCACGGGCCTGTTCCCAACCGCCACACAACTTGCCGCTGGCCTGTTCTTGCGTAAATCGCGCACGCTGGACGCCACGGCACGCAAATGGGTATGTGTGGCCGATGACCGCACCGCCTATATGTTTATTTACTCGGATGACTATCCCGGTTATGCCTCGTTCATGATCGGCGAGATTTTCAGCGTCATGCCAGGTATCACGGACGGGTTTCGGAGTGCGGTCATCGGGCGCAATATTCAAGAAGCTGGAGGCACCGGCATGCCGCTGGCTTCGGCGGGCAACGAAAACCTGGATTTGTTGAGCGCCGTTACCACAACGGTGCCGGGTCATTTTTTGGCCAGATCGTTCAACCAGAACGGACCGCAGGCCACGCCGTTCGGCAAGCACGGCAATTCCGCTCACAGCGTCTCAACCCTGAACGGATTTTTGAATTACCCGAACCCATCCGATGCTGCGGTCTACCTGTCGCAGGTGTGGGTGCAAGAACCTTACACCACGCCGATTATTCGCGGGCGCATGCGCGGCTTCTGGCATTTTCTGCACCCGGTCGCCAGCCAGATCAACGATGGGGATACTTGGAGCGGCACCGGTCCGCTGGCCGGCAAAACCTTCATGGCGATCAAGCCGACCGCAGCCGGCACCGGCATGTTCGTGATGGAAACCAGCAACACCTGGGAAACCAACTGATATGGCTGACTTAGGCGCAATTGGTACAGGCGGCACGCTGGGCGTCGGATCGGTCTCGACCCTGCCGGTAAGTGTAGCGGTGGCGTTAGGCTACCTGCCGACATCCCTGCTGGGCGCTCACATTGCCCCCCTGCTCGGCCCGGTAGAAACGGTGTATTACCCCGCCACACTGCCGCGCCCGAGCTTCACCGGCTATCAGTTGTCGCCCGCCGACCAGACCGTCCGCACTGATGTTGAAGTCGGAACGGCACGCCAGCGCAGGCGCACGGCGGCACGGAACGACAAGGTGAAATTGCAATGGAAACTGGACGATACGCAGATGAAAGCGTTCCGAGAATGGTTCGATGGACCAGCAGAAGCCAACGGCGGCGCGTCCTGGTTCACAGGGTTGGAACTCGCACTTGGCGATGGCGGCATCAAGCCGGTTGAGGCGCGTTTTACCGGACCCTGGACGGCGGTGCCATTGCCTGGCATGAATTGGTTCGTTGACGCCACATTGGAGATTCGTTGATGGACTCCACGCTCTCCGCCGCGATCAAAGAAGCCTATGCCAGCGCACCCAGCAACAGCATCATCTATCACACGCTGGAAATCTGGCACCCCAATTTCAGCGTGCCGATCCGAGTTGTGAGGGATAACACGACGCTTGATGCCAGGCTGGAAGCGAGCGCCCCGAGAGACGCCGGCACCCTGCAAACCTTCGTCGGCTTCGCCTTCGACATCGTGCCACCTGACGCGACGTTTTCTGCCGTGCCGCAATGCACGATCGAGATGGACAACGTGAGCCGGGAAATTCTGGCTCAGATCGAGGCCAGCCTCGGCAGCCTGGAACCCATCACCGTCATTTATCGCGCCTTTCTGTCGAGCAATCTGGATGTCGGCCCGGAGAACGACCCGCCGATTACACTGACCGTGCTGTCCATTTCCGCCACCGTGTTCCGCATCCGGGCGACCTGCGGTTTCGGCGATCTGGCGAACAAGCGCTTCCCGTCGAAGGATTACACGGCAGCGGTCTTTCCTGGGTTGATTGCACAATGACCTGGGCCATTCAATACATCGGTGATCCCTGGATAGCAGGCGAACACGATTGCTGGGCATTCGCTCGTCGCGTCTGGCGCGAGCAATTCGGCTGGATCGTGCCAGCAGTTGACGTGGACGCACTAAACCAGACCGCAATCAGCCGCGCCATGAACGCGCACCCGGAAAAGCAGAACTGGCAAAGCCTTGCCGCACCGGAGGAAGGTGCCGGCGTGCTGATGGGCAAGTCCGACCGGGCGGCGCATGTCGGCGTCTGGACCACGGCGGACGGCGGCGGCGTGGTGCATTGCGTCGAAGGTTCCGGCGTGGTGTTCAGCACGCTTTCCAGCTTGCAACAAACCGGCTGGCGCGTGCTGGGCTGGTATCGGAGGAACGCATGATGTTCGCCACTTGCGTCACGGTACGCGACCCCTTCAACCCAGCGGGCAGCCGCGAATATCGGGAACTCCAAGCTACCGGACCCATTTCTGCACTGGCAATCAAGGAGCCGGTGCCGTTCATCATCCTGCGCAACGGCGAGCCGGTCATGCGGGCGGATTGGGACCAGGCGGTCAACGAGGGCGACATCTTCGCCGTGGTGGTGCTACCGGAGGGCGGAGGCGGTGGATCGAACCCGCTGCGGATGTTGTTGATGCTGGCCGTGACGGTGTTCGCCCCTTATGCCGGCGCATGGGCGGCTGGGCAAATGGGCGCAACGCTGGCGACTGGCAGCTTCGCAGCCGGCGCGGTGAGTGCGGCATCAATCATGGTCGGCTCCATGCTGGTCAACGCCATCATCCCGCCGCCGAAACCAACCAGTGCGCAGCAGGCGCAAGCCTTGGCGGCACCGAGCCCGACATACAACCTGCAAGCGCAGGGCAATATGGCGCGGCTGGATCAGGCCATCCCTGTGCAGTACGGTCGAATGATGGCATTCCCGGACTTCGCCGCCACGCCCTATGTCGAATATGCCGGCAACGAGCAATTCCTCTACCAACTGCTCTGCCTTGGGCAAGGCGAATATGACATCGAGGCGATCCGCATTGAGGACACGCCGATTGCCAACTTCGCCGAGATTACCTATGAGGTCATCCCGCCAGGCGGCAGCATCACGCTATTCCCAAGCAACGTCGCCACCAGCCCGGAGGTGAGCGGGCAGGATCTGGCCGGCATGAAGGCAGCGACCTACACGCGCAGCGGAACGGTCGTCACCGTCACCTTGACCGGGCACAACATCGCCCCCGGCAAATCGGTCTATCTGGACTTCACCAGCGGCGGTGCGCTTGACGACGCATATACTGTTGTCAGTGCCCCCACGGTGGACACCTTTACCGTCACCACGGCAGCCAGCGGCACGATCACCACCAGCAACGTCAACGTGCATCGGTATCTCGGCAGCTACGTCGCAAACGCGGCAGGCACCAGTGCGAACACAATCGGCATCGACTTCGTGACCCCTCGCGGACTCTACAAAGCGGAGAACGATGGCACGCTGACCAGCATGTCGGTCAACGTCGTTGTCGAGGCTCGCACCATAGACAGCGGCGG